AATGGGGCTAGCACTCGGGTGGGAACGAGCATTTGAAATCATAGAAGAGGTTCTACAGAAGGTCAAAGAGTATTCCAAAACGGCTAAACGAGGGTGGTAGCGTAGCCAAAAGGGAGGGCAGAGATGGATGAAAAGAAAAAAGTAGTCCTACAGCTATATGGATGGAGAGTGCCTATACGTCGGATTGCCGAAGAGCTAAACATCCCAAAAAGCACTGTTCACAGATGGATACAGGAGATGCTTGGAAAGCCTAAAGCAAGGGAGAAAAGGAAGGAGGAATTACTCAAAGACGAGATATGGGACAGAATAATCAATTCCTTGATGCTCACTGTAAAGGAAAAGGGGAGAACGAGGACGATCTCAATAGCACGGGTCTTTGAGTTCTATAAAAATGAGCTGATGGATAAAGGTATAGAAAAAGAGCGAACTTTCCGTAGGTATCTGGAAAGGGTGATAAAAGAAAGGTTTGGGAGTTGGGAAGCCTTTGAGCTAAAGCGGAGGGATAGGACCGAGGTAGCACAATACAGAAAACCAAAGATGAAACAGCGAAGACACCCGGCGGAGTGGGAGATTGATGCAACGGGATACACTTTCAAAGGAGAAAGGTTCTTCATATTAGCCGTGCGGGAGAGATGGAGCGGGTGCTTCCTCTCCTGCATGGTTGCAAAAGTAAGAGAAGACACCCAAGCCCAGCATTACAATAAAGCTTTCAATTCACTTGACGTTGCACGATTCCTAATCTCTTTATTTAGAGAGTATGGACTGCCCGAACGCATCATAACCGATAATGAGGCAGTCCTGAAGTCGGAAATAATTGAAAGAGGGTTAAAAGCCCTCAATATCCCAGTAGTAAGAACCAAACCTTATAGCCCAAACCAAAAACTCATAGAGAGGGCGTTCAGAGACCTAAAAGACCACCTGAGATATTTCACAAATACACACCCAACATTTGAAGACGCCTTAAGGTCTGCTGTGGAGGTGTATAACAAATCAGAGCACAAATTTGAGCACTTCAACGAGCCCATAGCCCCTGAAACCCTGCATGCCACCATTGAGTATAGAAAGGTAGAAGAAGACGAGCTTAGAAAAGCCTTCAGAGAGAAGTTCATAAGAACAGTCCGTAATCACACAATCACAATAGAGAACCTCAAATACGAGTTTATATACGACTTTGAGGAAAGGGCTGGGGAGATTGGGCGGAACAGAAAAGCTCCAACGGTGGTGTGTTATAGGGACATAGAAAACGCCACCGTGCTGGAGATATGGGATGAGAAAGAGAGAACTCCGTTGGGCTACGCAAAGTTAATCTCTACTGACGCCCCCAGCCTTGACCCAACGGAGATCAGAGAGCTAAAGAACAAGGAAAAGAGGATAGAACGGAGAAAGAGAAAGCTAAAAGAAGAGTTAATTGAAATTGAACAGCAAGAACTACAACAACTACAACAGCAAAAAGAGACTGCTACCTTTTTAGAACTCTTGTCTGCTACCGAACCAAGCTTACAACCAGCTTCTCCTCAACCCGAGGAGGAGTGGGATCCAATAAAACTCTTTTTAGGAGGTGAAGAGCAATGACGCACGCAGAGCAAGTTCTAACCACAACCATCCAAGCCCTAAGACGTCTTAGGGCAGAGCAAACCATGCCGCTCCATGCCATTGTGTGGGGCAAGTGGGGGACAGGCAAAACTGTCTCCGCCCAGAGGATAGCGAAAAAGGAACATGATGTCTTCTACATCAAAACCCCCAGTGGGGAAATAACACGAGGCAGGCTTTACAGGTTAATAGGGTTGTCTCTCGGATGTGGAGCAAGGAATACTTACGAGAGCACTTTAGACCTTATAAAGCACCACCTGCTTTACTATAATCTTAGACCAATCTTAATCTTTGATGAAGCTCAAAGGTTATTAGGAAAAACGCACATCCTCAACGAGTTAAAAGACCTTAGCGAGGACGAGGAATTATCATTTTCCTACCTCTTCCTCGGAGACCAAACCACTCCTAAGCTTCTTGCGTCACATGACCACTCTCTATTTAAAAGGTTTGCCATCAGAAAGGAGCTACAGCCTATAAACGAAGAGACAATCTCGCATCTCATAAAAGAATACAAAATCCAAGTAGACCCAACCCTAATATTTCACTTTGCAAAAGAGCGGGGCTGGACTACGCTGGATGTAGCTATTTGCTTACAAGCTATGAAGAACCAAAAAGTAGAACCAACGGTAGAGGTATTGGATAAGGTGGCTAAAGCCCTCGGGAGGTAAAGCATGACGGATGGGAAGATCTGGGAAATCATGTTAAGACTAAGAGTTTTCACTCCGTGGATGGTCTTGAAAGAGTTGAACCCGCCCTCATTCCTCAGGCGGTATGTAAAAGAGAGAATAAGGAGCTTAATAAACGCACAAGTAAAGGCGGGCATCCTCCAAGTCTTAAACGAGGACCCACCCGTGTTTGGTTTTCCGGGTGAGTCTGTAGAAAAGGTAAAAAGAGAGTGTAAGATTTGTAGAAAGAAATTCATTCCAACACAAGACAGCGACCAACACTGCAGTAATGAGTGCGAAAGAGAATACAGAAAAAGGTTCTTAGAGAGGATGCGGAGAGACAAGGGAATGGAAGAACGGCGGAGATATGAAGAGTGGGAGGAAAAGCTTATCTGGGAAACTCTTTCTCAATACGGATGCAAAACTGCAATTTTGCAGGAACTCGCCCGCAAGCTAAACCGTAATCCTCAAGCTATCAAAAGTAAGTTTAAGAAAATGAAGAGAAAAAGGAGGGCTGTAGCATGACGGAGAAACAGATACTCAAGAAAATAGAAAAAGCTTTAGAGTTGCTTATGCGAAGAGAAATAAAGGAGGCGTTCCAAGTTCTTATGGAGTTGAAAGCCAGACTTGAGGCAGAGATAAGGGAAGAGGAGGAAGACAAAGAGGAGGGTAAGAGACTTCAACACTTAATGGGGTGGTATCTACGATTGTGGGACGGCAGACCACCCGAAGCCCTAAGGTTTGTGGATTACAAGCATATCATAGGGAAGCATCTGAAAGAACTGATAGAGATATACGAAAGGAACAGAGAAAGCATTGAAGACCTAAAGCGGGACTACGAAGCTTTTAAGAACTCCCGCAGAGACTGGAACGGTATATTGCAATTTCGCCAGAACCTGCCAAACATCAAAAAAGCGAGAGGGAACGAGTGGAGCAGCCCTGACAACCAGAGAGGCAAAGACTACTACCTGAAAGGATGGAGCGAGGAAGAAAACAAACTTTGGAGGGATGACGATGATGAAATCCCATGGTCAAAATAAACAAAAGCAGGACTGGCAAAGGACCTTACTTCTTAGAATAGCAGAAGAGGAATTGGTAGAGGGCGTAAAGGAAGTTTTAAAGATCAAGACGATAAACAGCAACAACAAAACATACAAAATCGTCGTGCGGGTTAAAGACACAGAAGGAGAATACATTGTTCACGCCATCATACAATTAAAAGCGCAAACCGATGGCTATTTTTGGAGGCTTATAGACCTATGGTGGGAGGAGGTGAAGAGATGAAGAAGGTATATAAAAGCATAGAAGAAGTAAGAGCTGTATTCCCAGATGCCAAGATCCACGAATATGAAAGCTTCTTCATGATAGAGAGGGCGAAGGAGGTTAGCGTGCTACCTAAGGCACTTAGCAAGGAGAAGATATACACCACGACGCTTTCAAACGGCTTCCCAGAAAAGTATTTGAGAGTGATCTTTAATAGAATAGAAGAAACGGAAGCGTTGAGGAAAGTTAAAGAAGCAAAGAAAAAAGGAGTTATTCTTGACGGCAAGCCCGGAGTTGGCAAGTCAATTGCATGCACTTGGAAGATAGCCAAACTCCTTCAGTATAGAGAAATCTCAAACCCTCTGTATCTCTCGTGCGTTGCCTTCCCAGACCTGAAAACGCTTTACAACACCTACAAAGAATACGACTGCTTTATGATAGATGACCTCATCGCTACACTACCACCGCCCCGCCTTGAACTAATCATCGAAATCCTCTATTTTGCAGAACTGCAAGAAAGATACCTCTTCATCACCTCCAACAGCTTTACAGACCTTGCCAAAGCCCTCCCGGAAGCCCTTCTCAGTAGACTGAGGGGCTACTGCGAGCTACACAAGATAAAAGAAAACAAAGACCTCAGACTTTCTCAATAGCTTCTACGGTAGCGTTCATTTTCAATCTTAGCAAGAACTCTCCTAATCTCTCGTTCAAGGTCGCTCGCAATAGATTGGGCGACCTTGCTTCCTTCCGTTCCATGCACTTGAATGGGACCTATATTGACAGTAATCGTGGTGGATCCTGCTGATGCTGGTCTTAACCCTACGGGAGGGGCAAACTGGGACACTTTAATTGCGATGTCTTTCATACGAGTAAAGAGAGGGTCAGCATTAAGACCTGCAGCGATGGTCTCAATAAGCTTTATTCTGTGAATATCCTTTAGTGGTCCCTCCTTGGCTGGGCTAAAGGGTAAGAGATTTCTTATCTTTTGAACAATATTTTTCATAGCCTCAACGGGCTTCATGGCAAGTGCTTCTATTCCCTTCCACAAACTTTCCACGATCTTTTTTCCTGCGGTGAAGAGGTCTATACCAAACACGAATTTAACAAGCTTGTTTAGTGCATTGAAGAGAGCAAAAAACGGGTGGATTTTTACAAGCACTTCAAGGACTTTTAGCCAAGACGATTTAAGCCAATTCCAAGCCTTAGCAAGCCATCTGCTAACTGTGTCCCAATGCTTCCAAAGAAGATAAACAGCACCGATTAGAACGCCTATGGCAAGAGCAATCCAGCCAATGGGAGAAGTGAGTAGGGCTATGCTAAACACCCTTAACGCCAAGACAAGATTTTTGATAAGCGATATAGTCATTAGCCACTTAACAGGTGCAAACGCAAAGCTGAAAAGCTTCATGAAAGAAGCAAAAGCTAAGCTAACCGTGCCCATAATTGCCAAAAAGCTAACAAATCCGCCAACTGTAAGCGTGAGAACCCGTGCTACTGTTTTGTTCTCCTGTATGAAGTCTGCAAGCTTTCCTAAAAGGTCGTTGAGAGGGTTTAGTATAGCTATCAAGGTAGGAGCAACCAGAGAACCAATCACGGACAGCAAGTTCACAAGCGTTCCTCCTGCCGCCTCAAGCACGTTTGCGTATGTGTTCATCAAGCGATTAAGCCTTTGCTGGAGACTTGCTTGATTATCAAGCTCCTTTGCCATCTTCTCAAGCCCAGTAAAACCTCCAGCTTCAATCTGCTTCTTCAGCTGCTCGTATTGTTCCCGGAACTCCGCAATTTTCTTCGGGTCGTGGGTTGCCTCAATGCTTTTTCTGATCTCCTCAAGATACATCAAAGCCTCGTCTTTAGTTGCAGCAAGGAGCGGAGCTATGGCTCGCATACCCTCCATATCAAATATTTCTTTAAGGGCTTGCATCCGTTTAAGCGGGTCTTGAATAGCAGAGAGTTCTTTCCTAATTGCCATCAGGAACTCTTCAAGCTTGAAGGCGCCCTTCTCGTCGTAGAAATCCTTCAGGTTGATGTTTATATCAAGCCCTTGTTTGCGTAGTTTTTCAAGGTGTTTGTCTAACTCTGGGATTCTTTGAAGGACGGATCGGATGCTTGTACCTGCAGTTTCGCCAGCTACGCCAAACTGCTTAAGAGTTCCAATCCAAGCCAGCATGAATTTAGCCGATTTAAGTCCTGTAAAACCAAGCTGAGCAAGTTCAGAAGAAAAATACTTTGTAGCGTAAGCAATTTGTGTTAGCGTCAAGCCACTTGCAAACTTCAGTCTCTGAATCTGATCAGCGAAAGCTTCAAAATCCTCCCCGGCTATCCTGTATGCGTTTGAGAAGCTTTGCACTATCTCAGCAACTTCCTTTGGAGAAGCCTCTTCTTTGAATAACACCCAAAGATAAGATGCCGCCTTCAGTCCGCCGTTTACGATTTTATCCAGTTCCATCCCTGCACCCTTCAAAGCGGTAACCACACGATAGAAGTCCGCTGTTGTTCCCGGGAGCTTTGTTCCAAGTTCTTCCACTTGCTTGTTCAATTCCTTGATTTCCTTCGTTGGCAAACCCTCTTTAGTCATGAGGGCTACTTCCATTTCTGCTTGTGCAAGTTCCAAGCTTTTATATGCATCTAAAGTCTTATAAAAAGTAGCAAGGGGTAGTGCTGTGGCTTGTGCAACTTTCAAGGTGAAATCTTCTAATTTTTCTGAAGCACTCCAGATAACCCCCGGGTCAAAGGCTTTCCTTAGCGTTTCTCCGAATGTCTTTAGCTTACTTTGCGTTTGGTTTAGCTCATTGTTGAAGTTTGAAACACCGTTTCTAAGCTCGGAAAGCTGACGGGAGAAGTTGTCTATCAGCTGAATAACTACCGCAATAGAGAAGTCCATGTCTATTCATCTTCAAGTAGCCTAGCCTGTTCTTCGTAGTATTCAGAAAGCTTCTTAGCCCAGAACTTTAGCTCTGCGTAAGACATGTTAGCAAGGTCGGAATAGGAAAAGCCGTGCTCAATCATAACTAAGACAGTTTCTGCACTGACAAAGGGGAGTAGAGTTCCGTAAACTCCCGCATCAAAACCATAACATCTGCAAGAGGAAGTTCCTCAAGGTCGTCTTCGGTAATGGGTTTTCCGTCAATTTCTGTAAGCCTTACTATCAAAAGCTTGATAATATCGTTTTGCGACGTTGAGTTGGATAAAGCCCAGAACAGATCCCTGCCCTTTCCTTCCTTAATCCGTGCAATCTTCCCGCTGGGAAGCGTGATCTCTTTTAGAAATTCTTTAGCCATCCTTAACCTCCGATGTTAGCCTTGTAGTTTTGCAGAATGTCTCGCCCTTCTACCTTATAGATATTGTTCATCACGTCAATTTCCACAAGCTCTTTACCATCAACTTCAAGCTTGTAATACACGACTGAGATAGTAGCCTCAGCCTCTGCGGCGTCCCTGGCTTTAAACTTCCCGCTATCAAACTCTTTGAAAAAACCTCTGAGTTCCGCCTTCAGGGGAACCTCCCGGGCTACTCCTCTTTGGTCCCAGTCTTGCTTGGAAGCACGGACGATGATAGTCCGCAGAACAAACGGGTTTGAGGCAAGCGCTATAAAGTCGCCATAAATGCTGTTGAATTTGAGCCTCGCCTCAAGTTTATCCAATCCGGCGGGAAGTTCCATTTCTCCGTATAGCCCGAGTGCCTTTGCGTCAACGAACTTGAACCGAACCTTAGGGAGATCTACCTCTTCAGCCTTAGCGATAAAATCCGTGCCGTCTATATACACCCTTGCGTTAAAAACTTTGCTGACCTCAATGGGCATGGCTTAACCTCCTACTAATTTTTTGAGTAGTTCTATGTTTATGACCTGCTCAAAGGTTATGCGTTCCGCCGGAGTTGGCGGCATGATTTCGTAAGTAAAAGTGAGGTGCCCGTTTGCGAGGTTGACCTCAGGGTTCTTGTCTTTTAGGAAGTAGCATTTCCCGTCCACAAGGGCGCCTCTTCCGATGAGGGTTCGGATAAAAGCATTGACCATGCTCAAAACTCCGTCAATGACAACGTTTGTGGGTCTGTCCAGAAACTGCAAAGTTGCATACTCAATAGACTCGGCGATGATGTCTGCTGTTCTGCGGACCGAGATAAAGTTCTTTGGGTCTGGTTTGGTTGGCCACGCAGCGGAACGGTTGCCCCAAACCCTGTAGCCTGTTCCAAAAGAATTGAAAACCGTAACTATGCCATTTTCGTTGAGAAGGTTTGCCTCGGTATTAGGGTCGTTTATGGCACATGTAATAGGACGTTCTACTCCAATGATGCCGAGGATCTCATGGTTTGATGGAGAATACCAATATCCCTCTTCGTGATCCACCTTAGCTATAACTCCTGCCAGCCTCTGACTGAAAGGCTCAAGGCGTTCAGAGTTGGTCGCAGGATCGTAAACTTTGAGGTGAGGATAGCAAATAACCGCCCTATAAGCTGAGGTATTCAATTGACCACCCGCTCCTCTTGCGTTAATAACCTGCTGAGGAGTTAGACCTGCTGGGGCGTCAATTAGTGCCAATGCACGGTGAGTTTCACAAAGGGCTACCATTTCGGTCATAACCGCTGGCGACTCACAATAAACTGGGCAGAGTATTAGCTTTGCAGTGAAGCCGAAACGGCTATACAGTTCATCAATTATCCTTAAACCTGTTCTTCTTCCTGTTGTGGGATCATATGTGCCAATGATGTCGGCGGGAGTGACGGTTGAAGGGTCGGGTTGCCCATCTGAATTCTTGTGTCGCCTGGGGTCAAAAACGTTCACCACGATAACCGTTGAACCTCCGTGGTCAAAAATGGCATCTAAAGCATACGGAATTGTGTAGCCCGGAGTGGCATCACCGAAGTAGGTTATGCCGTCCTCCCTTCTCAGGACAAGGATGGGATTATTCACCGTTTGCTCATACCAATCTCTCTCTGAAACGCCCGTAGGTCTGTTCAGATGCACGGGGGCGGTTCCAACTAAAAAGATAACTGCAGATTTTACCTCTCGGACTGGAACTGGCCCCTTTACTATCTCTATCGTTTCTACACCGTGAAGGTAGTTAGCTGGCATCGCTTACCTCCTTCTTAGTTTTTTGTTTAGTCATTAAAGGTTCAAGGTAGCCAAGTCCCTCATAAGTCTTGACCACCTCGGCGGTCTCAGGAAGTTCAACTTCCTGACCCGGGAAAAGCCGATATTCATCCCGCCCAACCACAACAATTGTTGGGTAAGTTAGCTTTACCTTATACCTCATCTGGACACCTCCGACGCAAATTCTTCACCCTCGTAAACTGTTATGCGGGTGGTTAGTGGTTCTTCTTCCTGCGGGACAACAAGCCTACCATTACCCTTAAAGCTTAGAAGAAAAGCGAACTCTCCGCTTTCATGGTAGTAAAGTTCAATCCCTTGAGGGACAAGGTTAAACTGGGTTTTAAGACTCAAGGTGCTCAGGATACGCTCTAAGAGTTCATACGCTCCTTGCCCTTTTTCTCTTAAGCTTCTGTAAAAAAGGAACACAGAAACCTCAAAATCAACCGAGAAGGCGAAACTTGAAACAGGTTCAAACCTCGCTTTCTCTATGATATACCAAACAGCCGGTGTAGTTTTAGGCTTCGTGAAAAGTTCCGTGGGCTTATCCACTTTAGAGAGAACCGTTAGCCCAAGCCCTTGCAAAGCGTTTCCAATTTGTGCGTCAAGCTCGGTCAGCATCCTACAGCACCTCCTTTAAACTCCTTTCAAATATCTTTTTGAAATGATTATCCTCCAAAAACTTCTTCACAACAGGTTGCATATAAGGGCGTGGAGGAATGCCACGTCTGGTGCCCGTCTCGTGATAAACCGCATAAGGAACGGGAGTCCCGATTACTGCTTTCCAGTCCTGAACCTTGTAGGTAAAGCTCTGTGCAAGGGTGGTTGTCCTGTGTAGCTTCTTTTCAGAAAAACCTTTTTTGACCTTGTGTGCAAGATAACGAGGGTTTAAGTCTTTCCAGTCAACACCGTGAGACCTACCTTCTGTCTTGAAAATTGTTGAAAGGTCCTTTTGAATTTTTTCAGCTGTCCTCGTGAGGGCAAGCTCGGAAGCTTGTGCGAGCTTTCTCGGGAACTCGTCAAAAAATCTTTTCAGTTCCTCTATATCCATAGCATTGCTCCTCCTTTAGGGGCTAACCTGAGCAGACGTTCCGCTTCGGCTATCAGATTTTTTACATTCATAGTCTGATGGTCTTCTGCCCGCCTCCAGTAGAGGTTCACACTTGACGCAAGCTCACTCGCTGCAAGCAAAATCAAGGCCTTTCTTACCTCCGGAGTATCAGGTAAGCTATCCACCCCAAGCAATCTTTTAGCCCTCCTCTCCGCCAACTCAATGCAATTTTGCAGAACTTCATCAGGCAACGTGCTATCGTTCAGAAACTCTCTGACCTCGCTTGGAGTTATCATTGTTCAGCCTTCCCTTTCTTAGTCTTCTCCTGCTCCTCTACCATCTCAGCGTAGCCTCCTTCAATCAGAATCCTTGCTTTGTCCTCATCCACATCCTGAACTCCAGCCCCAAAGACAAACTCCTCACCGTTTACCCAAACCTTTACCTTTTCCTTAACAAGCACCCTCATCGCAAACCTCCTTAGTTGCTTTCAATCCTGACAATGGCTGGTTCATAAAGTCTCTTCACGGCGTAGAATGCCCTCCAGCCTACTGTCTTGACCCTGCCGAGTTTGTCAGTGTTCGTGTAAACGGTCTGCAGAGTGTTTCCGTCTATATCCACAACTCCGTAGGCACTATCACCAAGAACAATAGTCAGATAGACATCTCTACCCATGGAGTTCCTCACGATAGGAACTGCGGTAGTGGAGACAAACTTCACTCCAAAGAATTCTCCAACATAGCCTTTTTCAAGCGGGTCTCTCTTAAATGCTGAAAGCGTGATTAGTTCACTGTCTGTGAAGAGATCAAGCAATTTATCCGGGTGAATTATGCAAACATAGTAGCCGTCGGGGAACTTAGGAATGTTCGCTCTCTCAAGCTGTATAACAGCCATTTTTATCTCAGTTTTGGTAAGCTTCCTTGTGCCATCCAAGTTGTCTCTTGCTGCAACACCTCCGGCGTAGATAACATTCGTGCCTGAACACAACTCTTGCATTGCTATCCTGTCAAGAGTTTGCTGTGCGTTGTAGGCAAGAAGGTCTGTTGCGGCGTCTAAAAGGGGGACAAAGCTTGTGATGTCAGTAAAGTCGTCAAGGTCAATGTAGTTTGCGTACTCCTCTACAGTTACGGAAACCTGTCTCGTAGCTAAACTTGCTCCAGTGGAGGGGGTTGGTCTGAAGGTAATAGGAGTAGTATTCACGGACAAAGGTTCAAAAGCGATAAAGACCGCAGCCCGCCCCGAGTTCTTAGGAAGTCTAAACTTCTGCCCGTAGCGGTTTGCTACGAGGTTCTCTTTCACGTAAGCAAGAATCTTCTGTTCGTAATACTGTGGAAACATTTCTGGGTTAGTTATTCCTGTTACAGTCATAGCTTATACCTCCTTAGCTAATTTTTCAGCAAGCTTTTTAAGCTCTGCATAACTCATTTCTTCAAGAGGCTTCTCAAACTCAAGCTGAGCCCTCCGGCTTGATGGCTTATACAACTCTTTGGCTTTCTCGGTGTATTCATCAACAAGTTCCTTGAGGGTTTCCACATCCGCTTTCTCAATGAGTTTCAGTAGTGGACTCTTCTCTCCATCCACAAGCTTGACAAGCCTTACCGCTTCCCGCCTCAGATGCTCAATATACTTTTGCCCTATCTCTGCAAGCTCCTTCAGGGCTAAGTTCTCCTTCTCAAGGGCAGAAAGCTTTGTCTGCAAAGCTTCAATAGCTGAAATAAGTTCCTCTTTTGTCATAGCTTCAAAGTGCTCAAGCATCCTTTGCACCTCCTTTGTTTTTATTGCAATGGTTTTCATACAAGGTTTTGGCTCTGGCATAGATATGATGATGTCCATGTAAAGATGCAAGACTCATCGCTGCCTTAAGCCTGTCGCAGGAGATTTCGCCATCCCATGTGCGGTAGGGGTATTTCCTGTTTTCTGGATCAAGGAAGTAATATTTGGGAGCCCTCTGTCTTAGCTCCGGGTCATCCCACCAGTTAGAGACACCAAGGGCTTCCTTTTGACACTCGCAATCACGAGAGTTTAGCACTCTTGCGTTTTTGTCTGCACCTTCAAAAACAAAGCTAATTTCCTTGAATTCTAAGTCCTGCACTATGTATTTGTCTTCATGCTTTTCAGTCCTAACGATGAGCCCAGCGGATACACTCTTCACTGGGCTTGGAGACATTTGAAGAAGGGCGATAAGTCTTTCGTTGCCTTGCTTGGGGATGCGTAGCCTTGCAAAGACTTTTCCATCCTCATACCAAGCCTTGACTACTACTCCGACCACATTCCCAACTTCCCACTTGTGGTCCAGTAGGACGGGCTTCCCTACGAGGGTGTGAACTTTTGCTTCAAGCACCTCTTTAGGGAAACAAAGCTTGCCGTATGATCGATCAATGCATGTTGAAGACAAAGCTATCACGTCAAATTCTATGCAACAATCCTCTTCTGTAAAGCCTGCAAGGTTCAGACGCTCGTCAAGCACAATCATTGCGTTATAAGATGTCATAAGAAAAGAGGAAGTTCAAGCAAAGATTTCACAGAGATTTTTTCTTAGTGCGTTGTAAGAGAGGCGCAATTTCAAACACGGTCTGATTGAGTTTTAAAAACTCTTGCAAGGCGTCCTCTGGGATCCTTAAAGCTTTCTTTTCTCCCACTTGGATTGCACGGAGATAGCCGAACTCAATATAAGTGTAGATCGTTCTCTTGCTGAGGCGTAAGATCTGTGCTACTTCGTCAACAGTATAAAGCTTCATGCCGTATTCTAATTTAAGATTTAAGACCGGCTAAATCGTGGGTTCAAGCAAAGATTTCACGAGAAGAAAGAGCGGGAGGTAGGGCTATCATAACCTGCAAATTTGCAGATTTTAGACTTGCAAATAATTCTCAATAAAGTGTCCCATTTTTTGTCAAACTTTTTTCGAGGTCAAAAATTGTTTGACGGGACACCTTTCACGGGCTTGAAAATCAACAAGTCCAGAGGGGTAGGGTGTCCCATTTTTTTGTCAAATTATAACGGGTGCCA